GTCCGCGTACCTGCCAAGTTCATCGTGTGCAACAAATCGCGGCGAGAAACCGTAGGCCGTTGTGGCCTCAGCACTCAGCGCGCGGTAGTAAGAACCCAGTTCCGGGCAGTGAATCTCCTTCGCTGAATCCTTGATCGCGACATACTGCATAAGCACCGGGTTCATCCGGCACATCTTCGATGCCAGATTAAACAGAATGGCAGCCTGATCGCGGGAGCGCGCAGCAGAATACAGCTGCGAGTTAGGTGCTGCCTCCGGCCCTACCAGGTAGAGAAGCATCAGCATGGCAGTTTCAACGGTTTTGGCGTTCTTCCTGCCGCGGCTGATGATCGCCCGGCGTGTACCGTGCGGATTGTCGAAGATGGCCCTGAAATCGTCCTTCATGAACTCAGCCATTTTCAGAGGCTGGCCGACGAACTTACCTTCAGGGATGACGATATTTCTTTCGCACCAGAGGATATTCCTCTCGGCTCTTGTCAGAGTTTTTTTAGCCATCAAAGAGCCTTATTCAATTTCCCAGGGCTTTTTCGCCCGTGCCAGACTGTTGTTGCCACGGCCAACCGTTTTGGGATCAGTAGTAGCCTGGCGGGTGATTCGAAGGCGGGTCGCCAGAGAGGATGCAGAGCGCACTTCGCGTTCGCGCATCGTGAGCAGTTTGTCGTACCGCTTCAGCCCGTCATCCCGGGCCAGCCACTCGAGCTCGAACTCTTCGATCTGGGTGGTGAGCAGCCGGGCCTGCACTACATGCCGACAGTACATCTCCAGCATGTCCCGGTGCGTTTCGGTGAATGAGCTGGCCGGATTGTCATTAACCAGCCGGATCCAGATATTGATCTCCGGATCGCTCAGGTGAATGGACGGCTGCAGCCTGCTTTCAGCCAGCGCCGGCAGCGAGACAGCAGACGTCGCAGCCAGAGACTTTCTGCCTCGCTGTGCCATCGCGTTTTTCCTTTTTTTCTGGACGTTTTTAAAAATAAAACTGAGAGCGCGGTCTTTGTCGGCCAGGTGTCAGAGTTTTGCCCTCCCCCCCTGCCCTCGCGACCATCAAACGAGAATCAATCTCATTTTTCGATGATCCGCAGGTTTTCGCGGGACATGCCGGGCGGCACCAGTGACTCGCCGACACCAAGCGGGATCGACAGGCTGACGGTGGGCAGGGTCTCGCCAAGTTCATGGGTGAAGCTGATAGCGGTGATGCCATTGAACTTCACGCCATCAATGCTCAGCTCAATCAGCTTGCCATCGCGGTATTCAATCTTCAGATCCTGCATTGCATGCTCCTGTTACCAGATAACCCGACCCTCTTCATCGAACTCGGTGACCGTTCCGCCGTTCTCAATGCGTTGCTTCACGGAGTCGTGACAGCGTTTGCATAACGACTGAAGATTTTCCGGATCGTGAAAGAGAGCTTCATCGCCTTTGTGCGGCTTAACGTGGTCCACTACAGCCGCCGAAACGATCTGGTTACGCTTCAGATGAAACTCGCAGAGCGGCTGCTTTTGCAACTGGTGATAGCGCAGGCGGTACCAGCGCTTCGTGTTGTATAGATTGTGCCAGGGAGAATTTGAGGCCATACACTGATTCCTCAGCGGCGATACAGCAAACCGCCGGGCTTTACCGCGTTACTAATAGCGTCGGCCACAGCCTGATTGATGCTCAGCTGCATTGCGACCTGATCAGAAGCCTGAGCATCCCGTGACACCAGTAACGCCTTGAACACATCGCTCTCGCGTATGGCGTCAATGACAGCTTCGCGCATATCATCAGAGAGGCGGATCTTGAACTCTGCTGCTGTAGCAATCGCGTCTTTTAAATGCAGAGCGCCGCTTTTATTTACCTCAAACTTTTCAGCCTGAAAATAAACCTGCTTTTTACCATTCTCAACAGCAACACCAAAACCATGTGCGCAAAGGCTGCCGCTCTCATCGCACTCTAACTTCTTCAAGCTTTTGGCTGTTGTAATGGCGTTGTTGATCATCGCTTCTTTGATGAACACCTTTCCATCTTCGATAGCAAACGGAGATACCTCCTTTGCAGCCTTGCTAAACGCTTCCGCCGCTCTGATGCCCTGAATATGCTCAACCGCTGCCTTTACCTCTTCAGGTGTATAGCCGCCGCCAATGGCCGTATAGCGCCCACCCAGCATAACCACAGGCACCTTGCCTTCAGATGGCGTGCCTAGTTTTTGCTCCCAGCAGCTCCTAAAACAGTCAAGCTGATCGGCAATAGCTTTCTGCATTGCCAGCAGGTCACCCAGGCTCGGCTCTGTTATCTTCTCGGGGCGGGCCTCATTTGTATCTGGTGCGGCAAAGTCAGGTCCTTTGAGCGAGATAGTCACAGGGAAATACTCTGGGATGCCGTGCACCTCTTCCCGAACGCCCCACGCATCATATTTTGCGGTACCGGCGGCGTTATGGAGTTCATAGCCACACTCAAGCGTGACAATGCGAAGGCTGTTCATTACCGTTTTCAGTGGTAACAGTTTCATGTTATTTCCTTTTAGATGTGAGCCTGTCGCACGGGACAGCCGCCCGAGAAAAGCGGATCCCCAGGCTCACGGCTGAAAGACTCTCTTTGGTGCGCGTGCGAGGCGCATAAAAAAAGCCACCAGCGAATGCCAGTGGCTCAATAGTGATATGGCGATATAAAAACCGTCCGAAGGCGGCTCTTACTCATTCTGGCTGTTTATCACCAGATTCTGGCGCTGACTCAGGGTTGTCTTTTGGTTTTTTATCCGTCTGCTCAGACTTATCATTTGTAAGGTCGTCAGGGATGGGGCTTAAGTCAGGATGGTCGCCATTAACGGGACGGTCAGTCATATTAACCTCCATTTTGGTTCATGGAACCTTAAGTATAGACAATCAGCTAATTGTCCTCTGGATATCTGAATACTCAGAGATGGTCTGCTGTAAGACCGTGTACGGCTGCTTCCTGGAGAGACTTATGTGCACTTAATGGCAGGCCAGTAAGAGGGTGGCATCGAATGAAAACTCCATCCATACGGCGAACCTTACAGACAAGCCCACGGCATTTTTGGCCTGCTAAATACCATTCCCCGTAGACAAGGAAGACACCTTTTACCTTTTCTATGATAAGTACCCTGGCATCACGTTTTATCATTTTCACTTCACCGTGCTGGTCAGCAGGTCACCGAAAAAATGCCATCTAAAAGCAGACGGCATAAAAAGTGGGTTATCAGGTGTAATCAGGTCACTCATTCGACCTGTATTAATGATAGTTCCCAGAACTATAAATTTGGAATAAGGAAAGACATTATTTCTTATTTTGTCGATTAAATCACGTTATCTGTGCTTCATAAACCAGCATTGACAGCCCGGACAGAGCAACTAGTCTTCCTTCAGAATTGCCGGCCTGATGTTGCAGCTCCGGAACTGGTAATCGCCGTACTCGGCACGCATCTCGTTATCGACCTCAGTAAAGAACCGGTCATAGAGCTGGCAGACTGGCTCATTCTGTAGCGCCTGCACAAAGTGGGTGCCATGCCCGAGTGGTATAGTAGTCGTTGAGAACCGGAACTCCAGTTGCCAGACGACTACTTTATTCGGATCCACAGGCTGCTTCATATCCCCTCCGCTTTGATTTGATTTGATTTGATTTGATTTGATGCGGTCAGGATAGGTCATAAAATCAGCAATTGATATTGTTAAGCTGTGAAAACTTGAGCGTTACCGCATTACTTAACTGGGATTTGCCAGCCGCATTTCTGACGGCGCAGTCGCCATGTTTATCATTTTTACAATCTTCAGTGAATATCTGCAGTAAAGCCTCTACAGCTGGCATCAGGACGGTCAGCGGCGTAACAAGCTTACATTGTTGCTCAGTGCACTTTGATAAGCACGGTTAATGAATAAGGTTTGTAGCGCTTCTTACCATGGTTTACCGTGTTGCGCAGAATGGAGAGCATCATCAGGCGCTCTGCTCGAAAGCGCCTTGTGATGGTTACTTAGTCTGCTGGCTGAATATCGATGTAATACTCTTTGCCATGTTCGAACTGTTCAAATGCTGCCGGGTTCGAGATGTGCATCTGCAACAGCCCGCCCGGAGTGTACTTCGACCATGCCTTGTTCTCTTCAGTGCCAGAGGTTACAGGGCTCATGTGGATTGTGCGGTGTGAGTCGTCATCTGCTTTCTGAATGAAATGACAGCGAAACTTAGCGCGAACGGTCATGCGGATTCCTCGGTTAGTAAAAAGCCCCGCTAATGCGAGGCTGGTTTAAGGCAATAAAAAACCGCCCGGAGGCGGTCAGTCTTCTTTCATAATCGCTGGGCTGATGTCGCAGCTCTTAAACTGGTAATCGCCATGCTCTGCACGCAGCTTTGCATCTATGTCATCGAAGATCCGATCATACAGCTGGCGCGTCGGCTCGTTCTCCAGTGCACGTACAAAGTGGATGCCCTGGCCGTCCGGAACGGCGGCAGTCGAGAACCGGAACGTAAGCTGCCATACCGCTACTTTGTTCAAATCCAAAGGATGTTTCATATCCCCTCCGCTGTAATTAGCCACGGTCAGGATAGGTCATTAAACCAGCAGTGGATATTGCCGTGCAGTTAAACTTTGAGCGATGCCGCATTACTTAACCGCGTTATACCAGGCCTGCCAGCGGTACTTATCTAGGCGCAGCTGGCGCAGGCACTCCGTAGTCTCGATGTCCGCCTGCAGGTCTGCGTCGCTGTCTGCACCAGCATCACTTCCCTTGCACGGCTCCTGCATCAAATCCGCTGATGGAGTTGGCAGCGTCGATGGCACGCTGGCGCAGCTGCACTGCAGCATCGTCAAACTGGCACACAGTACGATTCGGCTCCTGGACATATTTCACCACGTCGCGGGTTATGGTTCGGTAGATGATTCGGCCCTCGTCGCTGGCCTGCGCGGCCTTCTGCTCGTGCGGCTGAATGGCCTTCTCCGCTTTGGCACGCTTATCGGCGGCCAAAGCGTTGATGTGGTCGGCGTGGGCGTACCAGCCATTCCGGTAACGTAGCTCGCCATAGCCAACACCAAGCAACATAACCACGAGAGCACTCAGCAGAACCGTTCGGAGGTTAAAGGTCATTCTTCCCCTCCGCCAAGCACATGCTGCGCTCCATCTCGCGCCGGTTCTGGAGGCCTTTCCATTTCATACCGCCAGCGTAAACCCAGCGGCGCATTTCTTCGCACGCTCCGGCGTGATCGCCTTTATTCAGCTTGCGCAGCAGAGTGGACTTTGAGAAAGCGTCAGAGCCAACGTTAAAGACGAAACTGTAGAGCGCGGCGCGCTGATACTCGTTTAGCGGGGCTTTGACCAGGCTATCGACCGTTTTCTTGGCTGGCTGGAGGTCCTTCCATAGCAAGTTGTCGCATTCGCGATCGGTGTAGGTCTTCCCTTTCACGATATCCCGGCCCGTATGCCCATCACAGACAGTCCACACCCCGGCAACATCGCGGTACGCTTCATACTTGCGCCCTTCTACGCCATCTTTGCCACCCAGAAACACCGTGGCGATCGCCAGCGCACCAGCACCAGCTACGCCGATCAGTTTGTTACGTAACGACAGTGAGATCGCCATTAGTCCTCCGCAATATCAACCGGGCTTCTGGGCCAGGTCTTAAGCGCCTGGATCTGCGCCAGCGTGGTTTTGCGCTTGTAGTACCAGTTGATGCCAAACGTCAGAATTGCCACTACGATCCCGATGATTACCCCGAGAGCGCTCCACTCATCGGGGCTTAACCGGGTTAGCAGTCCATTGGCTACCGTCCCGGCTGATGCGCCATAGGCAGCGCCAGTAGCCAGTTTGCTCATATCAAACATTTCTCTCACCTCCGATGGGTCGGGGTGCTGTGTGAAGGGGGTTGAAGGGAGGCCACCAGCTGGCGGCTAAAATGCACTCTGTAAAAGGCACCCGGAGGACGCTTTTAAAGGCTCTGTGGTTGAAGTGCGCCGAGCGTGGTGCAGAAATGAAAAAACCCCGCCGAAGCGAGGTTTCAAAAGCGTTTTAAGTCCGTGGCGTAGAGACCACTCTTAACAGGCTACGATACTTTTTGCGTAACGCACTAATGATTTTTCGAATTTTTTATGCAGTAATTACTTAACTCTTTTAACGATATAGAATTCAAGCAGGAAAATTAGTGATGATTATAAAAGCTGAATATCTTCGCAGCTCATGCCAGATACTTGTTAGGGAGTTAACGAATTTGCAGCAGCTGAGGAAGCCGCTCTCAATTGATGAGTTTTTTTATCTGACCGAAAATGAGACATTCGTTAGAACTCTCATGCGGCGTTATCCGCAAGATTTTGTTGGCCTAAACCACCTTCTTGACGACAACGAAATTTTTGCCAACGAAGCAAATTTGCTTACTTTTATTGAAAATGCATTTTTTCGGCAGGCCAACGTCATAACATGTGAAGAGCTGGGAGTTAAAGACGACGCTTATCTTTTAGCTATAAACATTGCGGTAATGATTTCAATTGAAGCTAGCGATATGTGAGAAAACAGCCCACTTTGTGGGCTGATTCAAAGAGCTTAATGCCAGTTATCCATTTCAAGCCTGACATCCAGCATAGACAGGCAGCCATCTATGAAGCCTTCGGCCATCTGAAACTTAATTCGGATCATCCCCTCAGACATTTTTAGCTTTCTGCCAATCGCACGCTTGGGAACGTCTTTAACGTAGTGTGCGAACAGCAGCTCATACTCTTCAGGACGTTTGAGCTTAAGTTTACCCATGCAGCTGTCGATGATGAGGGCATCATCCTCTGTACATGCTTCCGCTGGCGCTTTCTCTGGCAGCAGACCTTTAAACCCTGCCGCTATAGGAGCGTAGCCAACCTCGCTTTCAACTCTGTGCTTTGACCAGTTACCCCAGCGCACCAGTACCTTTTGAATATCACGCATCAATTCTCTCCACTAAATTACGCCAGAACGCCGATCGCCAGCGCGCGGTCTAATGTCTTCAGCAGCAGCTCGGGCTGCGTGCCATATTTTTCTTCAAACGCCTTCATGTCAGCGTGCAACTCGTCGTGATGCGCTCTGCACAGCGGTATCACAAACAGGTCATGCGCCTTGGTACCCATACCACCCTGGCCGTAGCCGATCAGGTGATGGGGATCGTCAGCCTGCTGGCCGCAACATGCGCAAGGCTGTGCCTTAACCCAGCGGGTGTACTTCTCACACTCCCAGCGCGTCCGCTTCGGACGCAGCATGAAAGACTGCGGTGATTCAGGATCCACCTTGAGCGCCAGCACCTGCTTTGCCTGCTCCTGCACGATCTCCGTTGCGGCGGGCATGTGACGCAGCTCGCTTTCACGGTAAACCGACTTGATAGGCTCCGCCGGTAGCTGGAGAACGTGACGGGCCAGATCCTCGGGAATGGTGTCGGCCAGGCCGTTGCGCGCCAGCCACCAGCAAAGCTCCGGGATGGTCAGCTGGTGGTCGGTGCCAAAATGCAGATCACCCATGACGAACTTAATGATCCAGGCGGCCATATTCGCCCGGGCCATGTCGACGAGCGTTTTGTTGTACTGTTCGCGCAGCAGGTTATCGCAGTGCCAGCACAGGCGAATAGCGCCAGGCTCGTGACGAAGCGGTGTCATGTTAGCGTCGTGCCAGTCGCTGTGTGGCCACTGGCAGCCGGTACCACGTATCAGCCAGTTCTCCAGCGCCGGAACCCCGCCGACCCGGCGAATCACCCGCTCATTCTCGAATACCGGCACCAAAAGCGGATCCTCGGCCAGCGGCTGCGCAGCGGGCGGAATCTCTCCCGCCGGCAGGCTGGACAGCCTCTCCGGCTCGTTCTCCAGCAGCACACGCCCCTGACTGAACAGCGGCAGCAGCTCGGCGCCCGGGCGGAACATCACCACGCCCAGCTCACGAACCACCACCGGATTGAGTAGCGCCCTCATGCTGCCTGCCCCGCCGCCAGATGTGCAGCCCAGAGGCCGCCAACCCACTGCACGCCCTTAGCGGTAAACCTTGCCTGGCTGAAGGCGTGATTTGTAGTGTTTGAAGTCCCGGTTTTGACCTCAAATCGGCCCGCGCTGATATGCTGATGCCGCGGGGTAAGCGTACCGCTCAAACGGTACATTATGTCATTCTCGATCAGGAACAGACGGAACTCCGGCTCTTTGGCCTTCAGCAGCTTCGCCACCTGGCGGAACGACATTGAGCCGCTGGCGGTACAGTAGCGATCGACAAACTCGACTTTTGGCGCGGCGGCGGCAAGCTCCTCGGTCAGGCGCTGCTTTTGCTCAGCCAGATCGGCGGCCAGACGCAAAGCCTCCGGCAGTGACTTCGGCAGGCTTATTTGCTGGCCGTTCTCCAGCTCCTGCCAGCGATCAATCACGGCGGCGGTAAATTCTGGCGACAGCCGGGCGACTACCACCAGAGAATCGCGCTTGTTGAATCGGTACTCCTGATACACGTTGCCATTGTGCTCAAAATCGAACTGCGCCAATGGCGCGGTTAAAACTCCGCCAGCAACGAGGCGCTCAGCGGAGCGTTTCACGTCGCTATGTTTGCTCTGTACCAGCTCCGCAATTTCACGGCTGGACATTGTCACTGCACTATCCACGATTAACTGATTCATACGTTTCTCCACTTATTCAGGCGGCTGCAACCGCCGGTTGGTATTTACTGATCGTGATTTCTACCCTTCCCTTCTTCGTCACTGGCCCCCATTCCACCAGCATCCGTTTTATCTGGTTGTCGTCTTCCCACACGCCAGCGTGCGTCAGCGCGTCAAATAGCGCCTTGTTGTAGTTGTCGATATCCCGGCGGCGCGCATCCGGCGGGTAAAGGGTGATCTCCACTGCCGCTGGCTCGCTGGACGGCTTCGGCAGGCGGCGCAGCTGCTCAATGATCGCAGCACATGCAGCGCTCTGATAAGCACGTCCTTTAGCGCTGATAAGGTGGCGGCCAGCCAGCGGCCCCTTGTTCGGGGCGCGCCAGTAGGTGTTAACGCTTGGTGGAAACGGCAGGACGAGTTTCATTGCTCATTTCCTTGTTGCAAAAAAGATTAAAAAAGACTAAATTTACTAAATACACTAATAATGAGTGGATTTTTACTAATATGGGACTACAAGAAAACATCGTACAAGCGCGGGAATTCCTTGAGCTGGCGGCCTTCCAGGTCTCAGCAGGTAATGAATTACCAGAAGCACACCGCAACATCGTTAAGGCTTTAGTTTCACTGGAGGAAATGGAACGCATGCTCAATTCCAGGCAGTCATCAAACAATGAAGAAATGCAGGAAGTATCGAAAGTAACCCGCAGACTCAAGCTGTGGGCTAAACGACCGGAGCAGATGAACACCAGGATCCTTAAAACCTTTTTATTGCTGTCCACGGATACACGGCAGCCTGTCAAAGAGAGCCAGCTTAAAGCTGCAGTAGGAGAGGCAAATTTTGACGTTAATTTCGTCCAGATGAAAAACATCGCAGAAAAAAACCACGGCAAAGTCTTTGATGTGACAGGCGATAAAATCTCTATATGGCCACCAGTATCTGAAGCTGTAGAGGAGTTCAGACGCACCGTTATTACGGCGTAGGTTCCCTCCTCCATGAAAGTGCACCTGGCCGCCAGTGAATCGCTGGCGTTGGCTGGCCATCTCAGAGCCTGCATCATCGAGCACCTCCATAAGACTCAAGGAATGCGATCGCCTGCTCTTTGGCATCCTCTTGACCATCGACCAGCGAGCGCAGCAGCATAATGGCGAGAGCTTCAGTGCCCAGGCCGTTGAAAGTGATGCCGCGCGATACGCCCGGGGTGATGGTGATTGCCCCTTTGCGCTGGAGCGTGCGCAGCATGTCGGCGGCGGCGTTCACCGAGGCTGCACCCATCATGCGGGCCACCTCAGCATTGCTGGGCGGGTAGCCATGCTCTTTCTGGAATTTCACCAGCAGATCGAATACCTCCTGCTGGCGCACGGTTAACTGTTTCATGCTGCCTCTCCATTTCCGCTGGTGGACTGGTGCGACGCGATCAGCGTCTCAGCCACGGCTATGTCACCCCACTGAACGGTAACCGCTGTCGGATTCGAAACACTGTCAGCGGCCCAGACGTGAGCGAACTTCGACTCTTTGAAGGTGTACTCTTCCTTATCCCCGAACGCCGCTCGCACGCAGGCCCATACCTCAACGCCGCTAACCGTAAGGATGTCTTCCTGCTGTAGAGGTAGCGCCTCTTCCGACTTGTGCGTAGTCGGTTCCGGTGCTGCCGGCGCCACTACCTGCACCTGTTCAACTGCTGGAATAATTTCCGGAATATTTTGTTGCCGAACTTGGGGTAGTAAGCGCATCGCCTCCCGGCGGGTCTGCGACAGAAAGGCATCGCCGCGTGCCTCCAGCTCGCTACGGCTGATGTAGCTCATTGCGGGGCCGCGCCACGTCTTATCGAATACAACCACAGCGCCAGCGAAGAACGCGCCGGTAGGCACCTGCTTCTCATTTTTCGGAATGAACCAGCGCGGCAGCTCGAAACCGATACGCCCGCGGATAAAGGCCACATGGTCGGCGTCTTCCGGCCACCACACTTCGCTGGTGGCTGCCTTAATCAGGAATACGTAACGCCCGCCCTTTTCCCGCATGGCACTGGCGTGCTGCATGATGTGGCGCATGCCCGTAATGTATTCGCCGTCGTGCTGTGAAGCCCGGCTGTAAGGCGGGTTGCCGTATGCGGCGCCTCGCAGTTCTGCCAGTCGTGCGGACCAGTCCTGCGTCAACGCGTTATCCTCTGCGGTGTAGAATGCCTCGCATTTGTTGTTCTCGCCGTCCGTAAACAGATCCAGCACCAGCGGCCCGAACATTGCGTTAATACCCCAGAAGATGTTTTCCGGCGTGCGCCACTGATCGCCAACTTCTTTGAGCTCATGAGCCGGGCGCGCGCGCAGTTCGGCCAGTGCCTGGCAATATGGATTAAGCATCGTTTCCTCCTACGTAGCGGCCAGCAACGCAACTTTCGTCACCATAGCCTGTTGTCATTCCAGCTAGGCAGCGCAGACGATGACTGCGGTAGCGTTCTCGATCATTAGAGGATTTAGCCGCGTCGTAGGCTGCAAGCCATGCATCTGCAGCGCGGCGCCACAGGCATTTGCTCTCCAGCTTGAAGGCCTTCTGCTCCAGTGCTGTTAGCTTGCTGTCACTGGCAGATTGCGAATCAACGAAATAACGAAACCCGTCACCACTATCGAATCGCTTGATCTCCCCGCAGAGCCAAAGGCTATCAATCGCGCCATACACGGTGCGGCGGTTAACGCCAGGCAGCGCTGCGGCAATCTGTGACGGCAGCTGGCTGGGGTTGGTTTTGATGTGCTGAAATACCTGCTCGATAGTTGTCATACGCGTGCCCTCAACCTCTGAATCCAGGAGGAATAACCTTGTCTGGAACGCAGATCGCGTTAACGTCACGCTCACGTTTGGAATCCCAGGTCTCGCGAGCCGGGCGTCCCCTCACTTCCCAGCGCGTCGCACTCTGCAGGTAGCCTTCGAATTTCTTTGGCCCAAACAGCGTCTCGGGTCGCATGTACTGATACTGCTCGTCATTGGTGCGCCAGTGCTCGTGCTTCAGGTCGATAACCAGCTTCAGGTCTTTGACGCTGTAACCATCCCGCAGGCGGGCCCGGATGTTCTCCAGAGAGGTTTTTGATTTCTGATAGCGTGAACCACTGACCATGTTCAGATGGCCCAGCACCTCTATCGCCAGATCAGTAATCACCACCTCAGGGTCGGGTTGCGCAGCAACCGGACAAGAAGGGTTTTTATTATCTGATGGATCAGTAGTTGAATTTACTGACGGATCCCCACCAGATTCTGACGGGTCAAAACCACCAGCAGCACCGTTTTTTGATGCCTCAGATTTTGACGGGTCAGATTTTGATGCGTCAGATTTTGACGGGTCAGAATCTGACAGGTGAGAGAATGCCGCCGCCTGCAGTTTGGTCACGTTCAGCTGGTAGACGTTCGAGGCGTTACGGTTGCCCTTGCGACGCTGCTGACGTGACAGCCAGCCGCCTTTCTCCAGCTGCGCGATAGCAGTACGAACCGTGCTTTCGCCAGCGCCAATCTGACGGGCAATAGTACCGATGGACGGCCAGCTGATACCCTCGTCATTGCTGAAATCAGCCAGACGCGCCATGATGGCCACGGAGGATAATTTCATGCCGGACGCCGCGCAGGCATCCCAGACGTAGGCGGTTAATTTAGTGCTCATAATCGCCCTCTACTTCCCTGAAATCGCGTTTGAAAATTTGGAGTGGGCTTGAGCACTCGTGTGGGTAGCCAGACCGCAGATAGATAACGCGCTGTGACTCTGGTTCCCAGCGGATGACGCGGACGGGGATTCCCCGGCGGTCTTTGAACCAACGGTTAATTTCGCCCACTCGTTACGCCCCTTCTCGTTCATTGCCAAAAAAGCGCCTACCAGATCGCGAGCAGGCTGGTAGTTGTTGCTACCGTCAGCTGCAGGTAATCTCTGCACATAGTCGAACGGGGAGTTACCCACCAGCGGCAGGCATCTAAATTGCGTCGCTGGCCTGTATCGGCTTACAATGTTCATGCGTTAGTTTCTCCACGAAGCAAAAAACGCCACGACGCCCGGAGCTGCACACTCGCGGGCGTCACTTATTTTTGCGTCCAAACAGCGCGACAATCGCGCGGATCTCTTCCTCACGCGCAGCCAGGTGGCGGCGGTGATGTGACAAAATTTCTTCAGCTTCATGTTGTTCAATCACCCCATCTTCCAGCGCCTGCTCAATAATCTGGTCAACCTGCCCGCGTGCTGCAGCTGTGCGCATAGCCCGGCTGAAAAGGTCCACACGGTCGAGATCATCCAGGTGCGGAATATCCACCAGCAGCGCGCCGCGGCGTTTCGCAAAGTAATCCGCTACGAGAGATGTGTTTGAAAGGTCTTCCATCGCCTCCAACTCGGTCACTTCAAAGAAGCGGCAGCCGTTCTTTTCGTAAAGGTTGTTGTTGAACTGAGTGATAGTCATACCCAGTGCGCCAGCCATAGCCTCACGCCCACCGGGAAGCGCTTTGCACATCGCTTTTACTACCTGTTTGAGACTTTGCTCTACCATCTTGATTTCTCCTTGGTAGTTACTGTTAAGCGGCTTTTTCGTTACGCTTTTGGTAAAGCGAAGCGTTAAATTTGAGTTTCCCATTTGTGCGAGCTGACGCTTCAGCAGCGCGACCTTTGGGGATAAGCTGCCCGGGCCGAGTGCGCCACTGGTAAAAAGCTTCGGGCGATACTCCAAAAAACTCAGCAGCCTTGTTTGGCGAGCCAAAATACTGCTCAAGATCAGTCGTGGTCATAACGTCCTCCTAAGAATATTTAGATATTATTATCTAATTTTTTTTAGGTCAATAAAAACTAAGATAACTTAGGTTTCATAAATGAAGGTTTGAATCGTGGGAACACTAGGCACGCGCTTAAGGACGTTAAGGAAGCAAAGAAAGCTAACCCAGGGTCAGCTCGGTAAGGCGCTCGGCGTCTCTGACGTTACTGTGGGGTATTGGGAAAGGGATCTGAACGTGCCTGGTGGCAAGTCACTGACGAAGCTGGCGCAGTATCTCGGCGTCAGCGAAGGCTTCCTATTGTACGGTCATGAGGAAGACGCTAATGTGGGTCCAGCACCTGTGACTGCGCAGCAAATCCCGATCATCAGCTATGTTCAGGCTGGGGCCTGGTCGCCGGAGTGTGACGCCAGAAACCTTGATGGAACAGTAGATTATATTTTGACGTCTGAATTTCACTCGTATTCAACCTTTGCGCTTAAAGTCAAAG